TCTTCATCTTCTTCTTCATCGTCTTTTTTTTCTTCTACGTCATGTTCTTTTAGAAGTTCTTTGACCATGTTCTTAGCTTATTTAAATGTATTGTGTATATAAAGATTGTTATAAATCTCTTAATCTATTTATCAACATGCTAGATTCCAACTTGATGCTTTTGGTCTTGCCTGTAATCTTACGCAATTCTTTTTCATCCTCTCCTATTCCTGTAGACTCGTCTTGGTTATACAAATTATGATGTGAATCTACTCCTGAGTTTTCCTCTTCGTTTTTAACCTCACTTACTTGTGTAGATTCTTGATTAGTATCATATTCTTTGCCTGAATGTCTTACACCACCGCTGAATGTCTTGTCTATTTCTTTTCCAGGCGAATCTTGATTATGCAAATCGACTTTATCTCCACCTGCGTTTGAAAATTCTGTTCCTGCCTCTTGTTCAATCTCTTTAAACTGTTTTTTTACATCTTCCTCTATTATTGGCTTGTTATAACGTGTGTTAACTGCTCCCTCTGTATCAGCACTCATCATGCCACCACCTTCATCTTTATTCTTTTCACCTTTTACGAATGAGCCTACAATGTTTTCTGCATTTTCTTTGGCATAACCCTCATTCACTAATGCTTGTACTTTTGCTTCAAATGATCTGTATTTACTTAAATCTGTTTTTGCAATATTTTCAACAAGAGTCAACAAACATTGATCGTCAAGTGATGCTGATTGGTATATGTCTTGTCTTCTTCCTACAACTTTTGCTCTATTCATTATTTGTTCTGGATCTGTATTTGTTGGGTCTGGATCTAACTGTTTTGTTTTTTTGACTTTATCCTCACCATGATCATTGTCATCATTCTTCCATTCGTCTAAAACCTCAGCCTTTGTATTCTTATCATCTTCGTCTTCTATTTTTATCAGTGAATCTTTCTTGACATAACATCCAAACTTGCTGCATTTGATTACCATCTTGCCATCTCCTCTGTCCTCTGTTTTTTCAGCCATAGCCTTTGCAACATTGTTATGATCAGTGATTAATGCCAATGGTACAGCAGGGTCTTTACATACTGCAACTTCATAATGTTCTAATTCTTTTAATGCATAAGCAATAGATCCGTCTTTCATTACGATTGGTTCTCTGTTTGTTCTTGTAGCACCACCGAATGACAAGCCTTTGTATTCTCCTGATTTAATCTTGTTCCATATTTCATTGTCCAATTCATAGTTCTTGTGAATCTTGCCAGTAATTTTAATTGCAGGATATTCAGATCCGTCTTTATCTACATACGAAGATTTGGAATAATTGATTCCTTTACCAATAATTCTGTTTGAGTGTGTGTCAGAGATAGGAGCACCTCTGTCCATCCAAACAGGAAGAACTTTGTATAACTCGTCTACTATTGTAACTTCACCTTGCTTGTCTTTTACCTGAACAGTAAGATAACCCTCAAAATATCTGTCATCAGAATTAATTGGCTGCAAACTTTTGGTTACGAATTTAGTAAAATATAAATTGTCTTCTGTCATATATAATTTTGAGTGTATAATAGCATATAAATATTATGATAAAAAATAAGAGAGGACTACTCTATTAAATAATGTCTTTTTTTGATCTGGTTACTACGTAGTCAACAGTGAAACCAGTTGTGAGTCCAATTAGACCTACGCCTAATGCACTCATACCATCAATGACTATTGTTTGTGATACAGCAATACCTGCAAAAGTTGATACGATGATTGCTCCAAACAATTTTCTTGCTGAATAACCTTCGCCATCAGAATTAAGATAACCTCTAACGGTGTTTAATCCTGCTCCAACTACTGTTGATAACACTGCGATCAATAATGGATCTACCATGTAGATTCGTTGAAAACCCTAATATTTAAACTTGTACTACATTATAAGCACAGTATCTACTATTTCACAAAAAATCTTACACTTTGTCTTCTTTTTTTTGCTGTTCTTACTTTGTTTCATTCCATAACCTACTCCATTCGACTGCTTCTTTGCTTATTGACAATCCTGATACAAATATTGCTGAAAAGAAAGCAATAATCACGGTTTGTCCAAATGTTAGACTAAGATTAAATAGTGTTTCAGCCACATTTCCACCTACAAGTGGACTGAAGAAAGCAATTCCAAAGTTACCGATTATTCGAGCAAGAACCTTTTTCGTATGTATGTTCACACTATCAGTTATATTTAAACTATTTAAATTAATTGACTCTTTGTAGATATCCGCTTTCTATCATATACAGTAACAGTTCAGGCTCACTACAAAACATCTTTACTACTTCTTCTGACATTGAAGTGCCCTTGAATCTACCACATTTAAAACAGACCTTTAACGATAACAAGTCTTCGTCATCGGAGTCATGCTTGCGAAAATTGTATTTGAATCCACCGCACTTACATTTTTCTCTTTTTTTTGTCTTTGTCTTTGTTTTTGTCATGATATGTATAAAAAAGGTTTATTAATAAAGATTTTCAATATCAAGCATGGGAACAGCACTATACTTGTATGAAAACTTAGATCATTACTGTAAAAAATATGAAAATTTTGTAGATCCAAGAAAAACAGTTAACGAAACATCATTTAAAGTTCTTGACTTGTATATAAAAGATGAAGAAAGGCTTTGGATAATACTTGACACCAACAAATATTCCAACAAAGTAAATGCAACAAGATCAATTACGTTTTTTAATCTCAAAGAATACAAATATTATGCTGACGGCAGTGAAAAACTAATAACATATGACAATATTGAGTATGATCCGCAATCAAATCTTCTAAAACTAATTCCAAAAAAATTTAGAAAATCATGTTTGGAACTCAACGTTGACAAGTTTAACGGTGAAAAACCAACAAAAACAGTCAAAATAGACCAAAAAAACATGTTTTTTGACATGACATACAACAGATTAATCCTAATAGTAGGTGACAAAGATAAAATTTGATTTTGTCCTTGGAGACGTAGAAGAACTACTAAAAGAGACCAATTTTCGTCTAGAAAACATAGAAAAACTCCTAGAATTCATACTAATACCTCCAGATATGAAGAAATACGCCTTAGATAAGAAAAAAAGAATGGAAAAAAGGGGTATTACCGCTGATTCCCTAAACCGTTATTGAAAATAATTTTCCAATCTTTTCCGTGTTTTTTCCTCATTTTTTGCCAAAATGGGTCTGCACCGAACTGTCCGCCTTTCAGATTGTAGTTTTTAATGTGTTTTGCACACCTTTCATGGCATCTTTGGCAAAGTCTACAGTTAATCTGTTCCATATTGAACTTGTATTTACCACAAAAATGACACATACCGTAGTAAACACCCTTAATTGGCACTAAAATGGTCTCTCTGCCTTTCTTTCCTGCACAGTCGCCACAGATATCATTTACACCTGCTCCTACTGGAACTCCAGTCTTAAAACAACTAAAACACATGCCTTCTTTGTACTCGTTTACCTTGGTATACTCGCTTTTTTGGTGTATATCCCAAATTTTATCCCCTAATTTGGTTCCACCAGTGTTTACATCGAGTTTAGTTGCCATTAATAACCGTGATCCTTTTTGCAGTTATTAATCTTTTTGATACAGTCCTGTAAAATTACATGTACTTCGTATTCCATATCAGTAAAACCAATAACAGACTTTCCTTCATCGTATAGTTCTGTAAGATCTCCAATGATTATTGTACTTTTAAAACTATCTTTGACTTTTACAGGTTCTTTCTTATCTACCTTACTCTTTCTCTTCAGCATCCTCCCACCTCCTCATTTGTTCAAATTCATTTTTGACAAGTTCTCTTGCTTGTCGCACAGTTAGACCGCCATATTTTCTTATTTCTTCTATGGTTTTTGTCTTGTTCCATCCAAAGTCTACTGCTGTTTGTAATGTCTTTTTGATTACTGTAAAGTTTGCAGGAGTAATGCCGTCAGGAAAGTTCTTCTGACTTAGTGATGTTCCGCTTCCAGATGAAGGACTTCCCTGTGCAATTCCTCCCGTGTCTGACGGTCTTGTCTGCATTGGAGAGCCTTCAAACTTTTGTCTGTTTTCTTCTGGTGCTGCTTCACTTCTTCCTCTTCCGTTTACACCGCTGTTGTCTGGCAGTGCTGGCTGATTTACAGGGTCTTTTGATACTTTGAACTCTCCGTTATGTGACATGGAGACATCAAATCCCATTTGTTGCAACAAAGACATGTTTTGTATTTCTACGCCTTCTCTTTGCAGTTCTGCTAGTTTGTCATTCTCTTCACCCTGTACAAGCTTGAGATCCCAGTCATCAATACCAACTGCCTCTGCAATTTTTCTAAAGAATGACTTGTACATGACATCCTGACCCCATTTGACTGCCCTGTTTGTAATTGTAACTTGCAGTCCTTCCTGTGACCATCCGCCTACCATTTCACCATAGTATAACGGAAGTACGCCATAAATTGCACCAATTATCTGTCTTAGTTCCTTTCTAATTTCAATAAACTGTAATTCTTGAAGTGATCCTGTAAAGTCTAGCCACTGTGCCATGTTTTTGTTTCCACGTTCTGACTCTACCATAAGTGGATGTATCATGTAAGGGTCTTCGGTTGCCTTTTGTTCAAGCATATCCCATGACTTTCTAAATGTCTCGTAGTTACGAGAGGCAATTAACAGCAATCCTCTTGGAGGTCTCATCTTGTCAAAGTACTTTCGTATGTACTCATCCATGTGTGACAGTGACATGGCTTTAGACCATACGGCAAATATAGGAGAATATCCATAGATAAGTGCAGGTCTGTATTTTCCTGCTTTCCATATGATTTCACCTTCTGCATAAATGACTCTTTTTGGCTGTGGAATGCCTACAGAGTATACTGAGTTTACTTCTATTACTGCCTTTAGTGCCTCAGCACCGCACTTAGGACAAGTTGGCTCGTAAAGACGAGTGCCTCTGTGTTCAAATCTAGGACAGACGTATATTTTCTGTCTCTTGTCATCATATCCAATCTTGCCGTCACTGTCTGCAATCATGGCAACTTGTGGAGGATCAATTCTGATCATCTCTTTAATTTCACTTTTCTGATGGTCAATCTTTCCTGTTGCATCATCAATGAAATAGTTCTTGAGAAGAAGAAGGTAAGCGTTGTCTGCAATTTCCAAGTCTCTTTCCAACTGTCTTGAAAGATCCTCTACTGTCTGGTTGTTTCCGTTTACAGGGTTGTACAACATGTCATCAAGTATTTTTCTTCTTAACGGGTCTGGTCTTCTTAGGTCTTTAGATCCACATGAGTCACATTCCAATACTACATCGTCATTCTGTATTGAACCAGATGATTCTGGTGCTGTTTGAAACTCTTTGCTACATGTATTGCATTTGAACTTGAATCTTTCTACAACCTCAAATCCGTTCTTAAACATCTCTCTGTTAAGAGTCTCTATAGGAATACGCAAGGCATCAATATTGTCAGCCAACTCATAAATCATAATGAGTGGGAATGGGAAAATAGGTAGTTTGGCACCTGTGTCGGTAGCCATATAAGGCTGTGCCATAGAAGGTCTGACTACGTTCTCAGTATAGGACTTGTTGCTAAAACTAAGCGACTTTGCTATATTTTTAAATGTATCAGTAAAACCCAATGACTTATTGTTCTATTCTAAATATATAAAGTTTGTCAAAATTGTAACAAATTGTTAAAAATTTGTTTCTTTTTTGTGAACTTTACAATAGATGTCTCTTCCGCCACAACCTGCTGCTCCACAGGAACAATCAGACTTTGCTACTGGTATTTCGACTTCTACAGTTTCTTGTTTATCATGTTTAGCCATATATAGTCAATATATTTAATGCATATAAATATTGTTGTAACAGTTTATATTGACCTTGTTTTATTAGATTACGTTGGGTATGCATCATTGTAAAAACATCTGCGGTAGATTTCAAGCACCTAAAGGCAAAAGAAACTACAAAGTAAGTGGAAGATGTACTTTGTGCAGTATGTTCATAACACATCCAGAAGGCGGAATTCTATGTCCTTGCTGCGGATATAAACTGAGAATCAGCATAAGAACTGAAAGATGGCGAAACGAGTCAGAATACAAAAGAATCAGTGCTTAAGTTAAATATATATAATCAGTAGTTTATTAATAAACAGGTTGTCAGGGATTACCTAAACATGCAAGGTCAATAAGTCAGACGGTAGCCCTCTTAAACCTCGTACCTTCAGGTCGAAGGCGTGTGAATACGTAAAGTTCACACTTCCCCTTCAAGGGCTAGATTTATATTATTATACAGTAAACAACAACCATGAGAAAACTAACTCACTTTTGCAGGCTATGCAGGGAATATAATATCAAAACTAGACTGTCTCACTTGGAACTATATCATAAAACTTCCCCTGAAATATCAAGAAGTAAAAAATCTAACAAGGACATATTAGATGTTTTATTTGTCGAATGTTGGTCGACATCATAAGATTTATATGACTATACAGCCAATAATAACTATGAGAAACAAACTACTATTTTTTATTTCATGTGTCTGCATGGGAACAGGGGTACTGTTGCCTGTAGGAATATGTCTAATGGTGGCTTACTATTGGGATGACGTAAAGAGATTTTTAAAACCAGAACTTTACCCTGAACCAATTAAGAAAGAAATACCAAAAGGAAAAGCAGCAGTGTTCCAAGACGAAACGTTGGAGGCAAACAAATGATTGGGTCTAAACAAATAGACAAAGTTATCTGTATAGCCTGTGGCACTTTAATTGGAAAACATACAAAAAACGGTCTAGGCAGGTGTCTTTTCCGTATTCAAGGTACTTTTGTAGCCGAAGGCAAAAAATCAGCCGAAGGCATCGAGGGGGATGAATCGGAAATTGATGCAGAGTCAGAAGAGAGAAGGAGGTCTGTATTGCTTGACTTGGGATTGTGAGGAGTGCTATTCGCAAAAACAGCTTTGCGAGGACTGCGAAAGCAACGACTGCATCTCATGCAAGAATATGAAGAAACTGCTTGTCAACTCTAGCACCATACTGTATGCCAAAGAAAACAAAAAACGCATAGTCTGCAACAACGGACATACAATATATAACGGTACAGAAGCATGAAGATGGACAAGGTTGCAGGAAGCGGATATGACGAGTTCTATACTCCAGAGTATGCAGTAGAGCCTATTCTAAAGTATATCAAGCCAAACTCCAATATATGGTGTCCTTTTGACACAACAGAAAGTCATTTTTACAAAATGCTTAAGCAAGAAGGGCATCAGGTACTTGCTACGCATAAAGACGTTGGGGTTGATTTCTTCGAGAATGACATACAATGCGACTATATCATATCAAATCCTCCATACTCATTGAAGAATGAAGTGTTTGAGAGACTGTTTAAGTTGGGAAAGCCGTTTGCCATGCTAGTAGGGGTAGTTGGGCTGTTTGAGAGTCAAAAAAGATTTGAGATGTTCAGGGATAATGAGTTTGAAGTATTGTATATGAATAGAAGAATATCATACTTTAAGGATTTTAAAGACCAAAAACCAGATGTCAATCCTCCTTTTAGCAGCGTTTATCTTTGCAGCAAGATGCTACCAAGACAAATAGTATTTGAGGAAATAAACAAGAGGAAAGTTTTATAAATGAGTAGTACTTATATAACATATATGAAGTACAACTGTAAAGAATGTGATTTTGAGATTGAAGGCGAATCCAAGATCATAAGTGTCATTCTAGAGCATGAGAAGACACATCCACATGAAGAAGCAGAAATGAAAGATGACGGATCAAAGCCTGCTTGCAGTTTCTGCGGATGCAAGGTTGACCATAACATTGATTTGAATGCTATTGATGCGTGTGGATTTCCATTTAAGCATGTAACATACGTAGACGGAACCAATATGCCTTTGGAGGATAACTGACTTGTACAGCGACAATGCAGTAAGAAAAGCCCACTATGAAGATTTTATAAATGTATTGGAACACTCAAAGAAAGATCCCTCCGCTACTGAGTACCGAATTAAGACCATAGAGAGATGCATAGAGTCATGCAAGGATCAAGTTGAGGTAGATTTTTGATGACTAAAAAGATACACGTATGTGATGACTGCACCCCCATGTATGGATTATGTCACGGATGTAACATTTCAAACGTACTGATAGACGACAGGAAAAACATTCTGTGCAAGTCCTGTGTCCTCAGAGAGACTAATATATAACCAGTTATGTCCTAACTTGAACCGAACTTGAACCCGATTTGTATCTATCTGTATTTTCCGAGGATTTTAAAATTGAATTTTTTCCATATCAACTAGGCACAACCTGGTTCACGCCTGAATACTGTGGAAAAGCTTCTGTAGCCAGCCTTATTAAGTTGTTTAATCCTTATCTAGATATGACAAAATCACACAGTCAATCCTTATCTCTAGTCATTGATAAGATTAGTTTGACAAACGTTTCATACGTGCCACCTACTGATACAGAGTGCAGTTCCGCTAGGCATGGCGTTAGATGTGGTAGAATCGGGAATACAAAAGATATGGTCACATACATTAGTAAAGACGATTTAACAGACATACTTGACAACGTATTTGCAAAATACGATATCAAGATTGCTTCTAGTAAGCAAAAAGTCATTAAATCGACTGCTAAAAAAGCCAAATCTTCTAAAGTTTCTAAATCTGCAAAAACTTCTTCTGTAAAAATCGACGGAGAAACACTTACCTTTGAAGGGGTAATTGTTACTAAAGGCGATACTTACAAGAAACAAGTTGCAGGTGGTAAAAAACTACATACAGTCGTAGTTCAAGTCACTGAAGAGCAGTTAGAACTTTGGAAAGATTGGCGTAAAGCATAGAATAGATTAACACAATCTATCTAAACTAGGAGACCGCTAGCACTCCGACTCCCCTTTTTTTTATCTTCATACTTACACGCACAACAAAACAAAGTGAACAAAAATGAACAAAAAACAAATGAACAATATAAAGTCAAATCTTAGCATACGTATTTGTAAGATGCAAGAGCATGACTTAGGAGACTCTACTCCTGAATTTGTTGGAGACGGAACTATAGCTACGTCTCTAATGGGAAAATGCATAACATGTGGTTGTGATATACTCTTCGTGTTTGAGCCTGCTTACTTCCTATACGAGGTAAGAATTGAGGGATTCAATGACGACGAACCGCTCTATGTATTCGAACAAGGAGAATCAGAATGAGCCAGGTACTCATCTGTTCCTTGTGTCAAATGAACTTTGATTCTAGTGATTCATTACTCATCACTAGGCTAAAGAGACACACTGAATTCCACGAGAAGGCTAGAATTCACGGTAGAAATACCACTTGTGGCTCTCCTGAATATACTATCAAAGGAGACCACGCTTGCAGTCATCACGACCCATGCCACAAGGCAGTATTATGGGTGCCAGGAGGTGATTATTAGTGAATAAAAAAGAGATAGAAAAAGAAAAAGCAAAACTTGCCTTTGCTCAAAAAATGCATGAAATTGTCTATGAAAACATAACTTTAGGCAACGAGGTAACTAAATGGGAAAAAGCCTTCAACATAGTTATGGAATATTCGGAAGACTTACCTGACTTTGAGCAAGAAGAGATAGATAAGAGACTAAAAGCAATAGGCATATTTTAGTCCTATCCTCTCCCTTATTTTTTGTACACTATATAGAAAATTAAATATCTAGATACTCTATAATACTATATACTAACCTAGCCTATATACTATATAGGGAAATAATTTGGGGGGATCCTTCCTATCTATATAGTATAATACTAGCCTATATAGGTACTAACGAGGTTATATAGTATATAGAATATGTACACTATATAGTAAATAATAGATAGTAGATAGTATATAGATATATATAGTATATAGAATAGTATATAGGACTCGTGCCTGACTGTGCCCATAGTATATACCTGTATAGATAATAGTTAGGTTTATATTATGCTGTGCCTATATATGGTATACTAGCCTATGTATCAGGAATCAAACATAGGATATATAATACAGTTAGATACGCTTATATTGGGTGTATAGGTATTATTGTTATAGTGTAGTTATTGTTCTTGGTCACAAGATTTATATTTGGTTTTGACGTATAGAGACCATGACGAACAATCGTGAAGCAATTAATATGTCTATTGATTCACTCATAGAGACTGTTTCTAATCGTAATATGAGTGAGTCATCTATACTTGATATGTCTGTCTGGGATATATTAAGTAACAACAAGGAGGATTATAAGGTAATCCATAGCAAATACACCTATAATGGAAAGGAAGGGGAAGTGTATAGGTTACATATGAACAATCACATAGGTAAAGAGGTGTTCAAGAAGTTAATTAAATCCCCCCTCATAGGTGGCTGGAAAGGCACAGCCTACAATAGGAACGCCAAAGCCTTTACATTATATGATGATAATGTAAGGACTGAGTGTATACGTATAGTAGGAGTTGAGTCTGAATGACTCTTACTATAGATCCACCCTACTGTAAGGGCAAGCACTTGTGTCAGATATGTGGTAATGTATATGACTGCGAAGGTCTAGCAATATCACACTCTACTAATGCTAATGGTGGTAGGTGTCAAGGAAACTATGAACAGTTCTGTCCTAACCATACCCCACGACAATATATGAAGGCACACATAGAACTAGGCGACCTATAAAATAAATGCTATCGCTATCCTACACCGATTATAGATCTATCTGTTCCTATTCAGGAACAAACAAAGGTTTAAATTGGGGGAAAATGCAATATAAGGCAATGCAAAATTCGAAAGAATTACAAAGTCAGAAGCCAATCTATGACTTATTTGGTAGCTTTACGCTACTCGTAGATGGCAACTCTGGAAATGACATCTTGGCTATGCCTAACATTACCGTAACAGGTAAGAATGTGAAGGCAAGGCTATTGAATAATGCTAGGGAATCACGTCTCGAATACGTAGAACAAGAGAAAGCCCTAGAGTTAGAGAGAAAGAAATTCATAGGTAGAATGGAAGGTGCAAGTCATATGTTTATGGCTGTTTGGTTACGCACTAATAATGTAGACCTCATTCATAACTACGGCAACAAGGTAGTTAAGAAAAGCAGTCCGAGAAGTACTCCTAGTGAGGAAGTGCTTAACGCATACAATGACTGACAACATACCTACTGGTTCAGGTATGTCCGAATTGAATAGCGTACCCGAATTAACTAGAGCCGAAAGGTCATACGTTATGGTGGGTTACATGCTAGCATTTCAGGACTTTATGTTGAAGCCACATAACAGTAAGGGGATGGCAACAAAAATCATATCAAGTATAAGTATGACAGCAGAAAAACACCTTCCTATTGATGTGGCTCCTGTCATAGCACAGTTAGTACAGGAGAAAGGAGACCGACCTACTATTGCCATGCTTAATACAATGGCAGACATAGCAAAGGCAACAGAGAAAATGTCATTCGGAGATAAAGAATATGTCTGAATCTCCTGAAGATATGTTCAATAGGTTATTGGACAAGCACGCTATAACTATGGAAGACAAGCCAAAGAAAGTAGAGTACAAGTACAGATACATAGACAACGAGGAAGAGTTGGCTAACGCATACGGTACTGACTTGAAGATAGAAATTGATAGGCTTCATGCAATAGATGCAGAGCGTGCCAAGGATAGTAAGAAACACAATGCAAAGTGTCATGTATGTAAGAAAACATTCGAAGCATACTTTAAGACTACTAAGAAATGCTCTCTTTGTGAACTTGACTACAAGTCTAACGTATAAGATATGACAGACGATAGCATGGACAACATAAGATACGAGCTTACTCTAGAAGCAAGAGAGTGGGCAAGGAATAACTATTCGAGAAAGAATGTTATTAAAGATAAGGAGAAAGCAGCAACAGAATTTGCTAGAAGTGATTACCTACTCAACTATGTGAACAAGTTGGTCAAGCAACAAGTACCACCTAGTAAGACTGCCGACCCAGTGCCACAGACTAACATAAGCAGGGTTGTTCCTGTCGCCTCTATCGATTACGATTCATACCTACCTCACAAATGGGGAGTTGAATACGTAGAGATAGATGGAGAGGCAAGAGAACTAGAGTCATTTATTATGGCAGACAAAGCATATGCAAAACCGTATCTCATAGAGAGTGAGAAAGGTATGGGTAAGACATTGTTAATCAATGACATATGTTTAGAGAACAGCATACCATGCATAACATTGTCCTGTTCATCAGGTACTAGAATGACAGACCTAGAGGGTAGAACTCATGTCGATGAGAATGGTAGTTACTTCCAACTTGGAATCATACCTACCGCAATAGAGTTAGCCAATCACTTTGGTCATGCAGTCATATTCCTAGACGAGATAAACGCACTGGATAATGAGTTGCAAAAGAGATTGAATCCTGTACTAGATGAAAGACAATCAATCTATGTCAATGGTAAACTGTATAGATTGAAAGAAGACTGCAAGTTATCAATAGTTGCAGCCATGAATCCTGTATCATACAGCGGTGTCAATACTCTTAACGAGGACTTGAAGTCAAGGTTTACTGGTAGAGTATGGAAGCATGACTTGCAAGCACAGTTAGATAACGCAGTAACATGGGATATCGATACCATCCCTCAGCCTATGCGTGACAAAATAGTGACTGACCTTAAGTCAAAGATCATTACTCTATGTGAAAACATGAGAAATCTTAGGGTACAAGGAGACATATCATACAGTCTATCTGTTAGGGATGTCAAGCAGTTCGTTGATGTCCTACGTATGTTCAGTAAGGGTAAAGACTTTGACGATGGACATGGTGGTTGCAGCGATGAATACTATGATACGTTATCAAGAGTATTGCATACAACAGTCATAAATCATAAGCTTGATAGTGACGAGGAACGCAAGGCAGTCTCTAAACTATTAGAGGATGTCTTTGGAATCGGTGCATAGTATGGCACATTCCCCCTCCTTTTATATCAAACTATTCTTCTGGAATAATATAGTGGAGAGATTCTATCAGGATTGGCTGGAAGACTATGCAAATGATATGCTATGTGAACATCAAGCAGACCATGAGGATATGAGGTACGATTTAGATTGACCAACAATAGAATAACAGACCAGTATGATTTGAACAAAGAGGTAGAGGAAGAACAATCATACAACGATAAGAAAATCAAACTGGTATCTGATATGGTAAACTCAAAGATTCAGGTCTCATACAACTTAACCTATCCAAATAACTGTGCCATGAAGACAAGAGGTTCAGGATATAGGATAGAGTTGAACGGCAGCATACCTGTAAGGGCAGGTCTTGACCATGAACTATCTCATGTTAGAGAGGGTAGCCTAGACTCTCAGTTCTGGAAACCATTCAAGGGTATGATTACTAATTGGTATGACAAGAATGTTCCTACTGATTCTAAAGGTAGGCTAGCTGACAACATAACTCAGACAGTATGCAGAGATGCTATGAATATAATCGAGGACATAAGAATAGAGTCTATCGATGGCGAGATATTCATGGGAAGAAAGCGTGCATACAATAACATGTGTAGAAATGCAGGTCTTGAATGGAACATAGATGGCGAGACATACAAACCTAAGATGGGAGAGATACATGCATACGTATTGGCGAAGAGATTCTTTAGAGATGACTTGATACCAAAGGTACATAAGAAAGAGACCAATGAGATATTCGAACAGTCTGTGTGTACTACTGTAAGAGGTATTCATAAGGTATTTCATGACTGGCTTGACGGTAGTCTTGGACATTATATCTTGGAACGTATCAAGATACTAAATGAAAAGAAAGATGAGAAAGAGAAGAATAATAATGCAGAAAGTAAGGATAGGAAGAAAGAGTTCGATAAGATATCAAATGCAATAGACAAACTAATAGAAGAGACACCTAATAAACACAAGTCTGAATTGCAAGGAGAAGATAGAGAAGAATACAATAAGCTACAGGCAGAACTAATGGATGCAGACCATGAAGTTAACAAAGCAGAAAGAAAAATCTATCAGGATAGAAGAGACGTAGATGCCGAAGGAACTGAAAGTATGAATAAGAATACCATAGAAGAATCACACTCCAATGGCTATACTCCTACTGACAAACAACTAACTGCAATAGAAGATAAGATGAACAAGACTGATCCTAGTAAAGAGAAAGGAAAGAAAGGAAAAGACATACAGGATATGAAATCATTACATGGTTCACAGCCAGCACCACCTATAAGTATGAATGTTGAACCGCTAAACACTGCTAATAGTTACCATTCAATGGAGAAAGCAACCGTATATAATGATGCAGTAGCAGAGATACGTAGAACATTCACTACGTTAAAACAAAAGGCAAAGCCAAAACTATCTGATGAAGGGGATGACATAGATATAGAATCATTCCTTGAACAGGTAAAGAAAGGTGGCAACGAGTTCTACATAAGCAGTAAGAAAGTCGAAGGCACTTCCATATTAATTGCGGTTGATTGTTCAGGCTCTATGAGAGAGGGAGACAAGCTACAGATATGTAAAAACATAACCTCAACTATGTTTAGATCAGTGTCAAACATACCAACAATAGATATGAAGGCAGTTTGTTATGGCGGTGGAAGTGAAACAGATCGTAAGACAGGTATCTTGGAAATAAATAGCGAGAAACAATGTGACAAGATAGGGTTTGATAGGTATCACATGCTTACTCCGACAAGCATATCATTAGTCTATTGTGCAGAGGCATTGAATAAAATGAAAGGAAAGAAAAAGCTTATGATCTATCTGACTGATGGTGTGCCTCAATGTGCAGAGAGAACAAGTCATGTAACACTAGCAGCACAGGCAGGTAAAACATACAGGAAAATAAAGACAGCAAATCCTAATATGATTATCAAGCCACTGATGATAACAACCTACGATCACTATGATGAAACACTCAAAAAGATATTTGGTAATGACTTCCTAAAGGTTCCGATAGATGGTGTGCCTAACTTCATACGTAAGGAGTTCAAACGAGCAGTAAAGGACAGTATGAAATGAACCATACGTGTAGAACATGTGGCATACGATTTGAGTGTGGGTATGGAGACCCATGCTCTAGTCAGTATGAGAAGATAGACTGTGACCTTTGTTACAAAGACCATGTTAATGCGGTGTATATAAAATGAAAAGACTTACACATATCGTATGGTATAAGAAGACACTTAAGAAAACAGGCAAGCCTATCGTAGTGAAGAACATGATAACAGGTAAGCTAAGAACCACAAGTAAGATAGGATTCAAGGGCTGTGACATACGTATGGCTTTCAACAATACAATAAGCGAAGCAAAGGTGTGCGGAGCTACTACTGTGCTTGAGGTGTACGAAGAGGTATGACTATGGAAACATGCATGGTAACAGTAGATCACGTTAAGTGTAATGCTGAAGCTCCTTACTCTTACAGATGTGTAATAGAGTTCGAGGACAAGCCTGAAGAGATACATACTATACACGTATGCAATCATCACAACAGATACTATCAAGACATGCAACAAGGGATTGATATCTAATGGTCAAAAGAATAGTAATAGACATAGAGAACGAAGCAAGAATACTTCCCAAGTACCTATACTATTTGCTGTTGAATAAGAAAGATATGATAGAGCAACTGTATGTAGGAACGGCACAAAAGTTTCTACATCTATCGACAATGAATTACATACTATCAACTGCTGGCATACCTGCCAAGGCTAGGTACAATCGTAAAGACGAATCATTAGTAGGAAAGATATGCATACAACCTGTTGGTGGATTCAACATATACATTGGAGAAGAGTAATGCCTTTCAAGTATTGTAGGAAATGTTTTGACATAAGACAGTTCCTACCTAATGGATATGATGAGCCAAGACACTGTGATATATGTGGAGCAGAAGAATGACTGAGTACTATACATGTGGTAACTGCAACGTAACTAAAAGTTATGATGAAGATTACCCAGCTCTATCTAGAAAAGATAACGAGACTGACCTATGTTCTAAGTGTGGTCAAGAAGAAGCTATGAAAGCATATGTGGATTGGAAATGGAAGAAGGAATGATTAATCTGGAACAAAGAGATTGGTTTGATTCTACACCTCAGACAATAGTATATTCTTATGAGATATATGACTACTTAGTAAGAACACAAAAATTTGTTTGGGTAAGAAAATGGATTGAAAAACATACAAAAGATAGATTCAATCTGATTGTGGATTCAAACATAAATAAAGTAAAGGATGATTCTGAGTTACTTCATAGTCTTTATGCTTTGGAAGATGCAACAGGCTATAAAAGAAATGCAATCAGGAAAGCAATAGGAAAGTTACAGCATGAGTAGTGACGACCATTCTCTTTGTCCTTACTGTCACATACCTATGCAAGTAGGAACAAACGTATATGAAACAGAAGACGGTGGTAAGGACTATGAATACTATCAGTTCTGTGGAGAATGTGGGCTAGATTACTCATGAGTAATGCAGGTAAGAAACTATTAGTGAGTGTACTCATAGGTATGGCAACGTTTATAGGATTCACTATCATAAGAAAGATGATATCTAATGGCAAATGAATTAACTCAAAGAGAGAGATTCATTCTACATTCTGTCATGGTATCTATGACATTAGAAACTGCTAAGGACATAGACATACCACACAAAAAGATACTAGAGTTCATACGTGTGAATAGATGTCGTGACCTTTCTATCGAAGAGATAGACAAACTAATAGACGATGTTAGATTAGAGATGACACTATCTAAATCTATGTGGGATGAGTTCGGCATACCTAGAAGATAGATACTATCTATCTAGGAAAAAAATTTTGCATAAAAAATTAGTAGGGTAGTATAATATGTACACTAAAAAAACGGGAATCGGTGGTGTGTACACAAAAAAATTCGAAAATTGAGGTTTTTTTCAAAACGAATTTATGCGTTAGAATTTCATAGAAACGTTTAAATTTGAGAAATCAATATAATATATATGTGTCGGAACTTATGTAGTAGATATGAAAAAACTGATGGTAATTATCACTATTGTGAGTCTTGTACAAAGTTCATAGAAGAATCACACCTATATAAAGAGAATAAAGTACTAAGTAGATACAGGTGTTTATGCTGTAAAGGCTTAGTTAGAACAAAAATTAGAAACTTTTATACCAAAAATTCATCTGTCCAAGCCATAAAAAATATCAATTTTTCTTCCTGATCCTCATCCATTTCTATATCACATTCTTCTATTGCAACATGAATAAGTTCGTGCTGCACTGTTTTTAATATATCTGTCAGGGATTCGTGATTATTGAGATAAATTAACACCCTTCCACTATTAGGATAGTATATTCCTGCCTCACCTTTGCCAAACATACTAAAATCTACTGATACCATACAAAATCTAAGAAACACTAAAATAATAAAGATTGTGTGTATATTTGTGGGATTTTTCGACTGGTACGAAAGACATATAACAGAAAGCATGATTGTGACTGCTATTATACTATATTTACAGATACCACACACTATTACCGCAGCAGAATGTTTTTTTGGAGACCACGAACACACATATCTGTTTGGTAAGAACATTGTGTTAGATTTTCTACTTTATGGGATAGATTTACTTGAAATGATACCAATAATAAGCACTACTCTTGCAATTATTTCAAAGATAAGGCATAAGTTTATATAATATTTATATATAAATGAATCATGCCAGAAGAAAAAGAATTTGAGCCTGACTGGGTAAAAGTAGTAACAATGTCAGATAAAATTGATAAATTAATTGATGAAGGCATAAAAGATGGTATGAATTTTATTGAAATAGATTTTTCTTTATACATGGTTAAAGAAAAAATAAAACAAGAAAAACATAGAATATTAAATCATATGGAAGCAGAAGAAGCTAATAAAAAAGGTTCTGACATATATAACTAATGAATACCCTCTTCTTTGAGAGCATTTAGCAATTCTTTCATGCTTTTATCACTGACATTTTCCTTCATTAATTCAACACATTCATAGTGCTGCAAGTCTACTACTCTGACACCGTTCCACTCAAGAGTTTTACGTTGAACTAAATCTCTTGCTGACGTAAGCCTGCCATTATGATGTGGATCTTGAACTCTTATTGCTATTATCGGATCAGAATATACAACTATGTCTATTGTCTCTTTCTCCTGTCTTTCTGTAACTGTATCTGTCCATTCACCAGAAAGCAAGTCTTTGAACTTCACCTGTCTCTTGATTTCTTTGTCAGGATATAGTTGTAGAAGTAATTCAAATGCACTGTCTTCACCCCTGCCTATGAAATTGCCATTAGCATCTTTATGCATTATTTTATAATAGAGTATTCTCTATATAAAACTTCCCACTTTTTGTCTTTTTTCTGTTTAACATTTATAGATAATACTCTTACATTTTTGTGCGTGTTTGCGAATGAAATTAGTGGTTTCTCCTTTGCCCATGCATTAGTTTTAATCTGAATAAACACAATGTTATCATTGTCATCAAAACATATGCCATCAAACAAATTCCATAGATCAAGTGCACGATACCATTCACCCCTAGTATATACCAAGTCAGATCTTCGTGTATGTGATTTCAACCATACTTCATCATAATTATTCTTAAGTAACCATAGTACAGCTTTTCTGTTGGAAGATCTCATCCTTTCCCTTGGATTCACAAGGTAAATTACTATAGGTAATTAATAAAGGTGGGCATCAATGCGAGGAATCGGGTTACCTCTGGTTGGCTTTCACACCAAAGTTGTTTGTGTTTATGACCAACATCTAGCCCACATGACATATGTACGTGTATACTATATATAAATGTTAGGAAGTTGGTGTGGAATTAAAATAATATAGATCCCAGCATTTTATGCAGCACAAGTCTTGATTATCTTCTTTTATTATACTACTGCATTGTTTGCACTTATTCTTCATCTTTGTCTGAAATTCCCTTTTCATCAAGAACAAATGATGCATCCATCTGTTTGTGTTCAGGACTGTCTACCATTCTAGCAATACGTTTCTTGCCTGATTTTTTAAAGTACGTTCTGTAAGTTGATGCGTGTGCTACAATGTTTCCACCGATAGGTTTGATTGGATCACCAAACATTATTGCTGGATCACTTTGTACCTGATTGGTAAACAATACAGTGCATCTGAAATAGTATGAGATGTTTTTTATGTGTGTCATGAGTCTTGCTATTTCGTTTTGTCTCTCTGCAAGTGTTCCTCTACCTAGATATTCCTCTCTGAACTGTCCAATGGAACCGTCAAGCACTAGCAGATCTGTCTTCTCTTCTCTCATAAGTTTAGATAGACTGTCAACTGTGCCAGTCAACTGTTCTGTTGTAGGAGTATGAAAATACTTTACGTTGCCAATAAGATCTACTGCTTCCTCTTCATCAGCTACAAGTTCTCTTGCTTTTAGTATTTCTACAAGTCTTTGTGGCTTGAATGTGTCTTCACAATCAATCCATATTACTTTACCATTGTTTGCAAGTGTTTCTGCTGTGACTGACATACAAAACTGTGTTTTGCCACTGCCAAACTCACCGTATACTTCATAAACAGCTTCTGGTGTAAGACCGCCACCGAATAATTCATCTACTTCGGTTGCTCCACACTTGAGTCTTCTATGATTTAACTGATAAGTAAGTAATTCTTGGACTGGCATGTCTGACTTTCTGATCATACCGTTTTCTTCTAACATTTTATGTGCCATAAATATCCAAGTCTTTGCTGTGTCTTTTGCAACACCTGTTATCTCTGATATTTCTTTTGCACCACGAACGCACAAGTCAAGCAAAGATACCACACCAAAGCTAATTAATTTCTCTTCTGTTTTTGCACCGACACCTTTTAATTGTGACACTGACAAATCTACTTCTGGTTCTTCTATAATTTCTTCTACAACTTCTTCTGACATATCATTATCTACTGTATCTGTTATATTTGAATCTTTCTCCTTAGTCATTTCTGCTCCACATGTTACTTGCCAATCTTACTCCAATAGGTCTACCATATAATTTCTTAGTTGGATGCTCATAGACTTTATTTACCCATCCACTTCTACTGACTCTGCTACCTATCTCATGTTCATCCTTGTCTACACATAATATCCATTTACATTTTGCATCACTGAGATAAAATAAAATTTTGTCGTAATATTTAATTGGAGAGTCATGAGTGAACACAGGTTTTGCATTGTTCTTGTAAATGTTCTTACGCCAAGGCGGATCAATGAAAAGAAACGTATCAGGATCTTTGTAACTGTTCTTTATCACCTCAGAATAATCTAACTGTGTTACTATCGCTGTTGGAAACTTTTCTTTCAGTGTTTTGACTGCAAAGTCTGACATGTCATTTAAGACTACCGTATTATGTTTTTCAATCTCTACAGTTCTACCCATGCCTGCAAATACCTCGATGTATGTATCTGAAGGTGGTATCAAAGGTTTGATATATTCTGCTGTGTGTTCCAAACCTGGGTAGCCTTTTATTAAATAATGTGTTGAATCCTTTACACTTTTTTCCATTTGTTATCTCCTACATGTTTTATAATACATTGTCTTTCCATGCTATCAAAATACATGTTTGCAGATTTCTCATCAAACTTTTCGTTCTCTGATAACTTTTTGATAAAGTTTGCATGCAAAACAACACCCTCATGGTCTTTGCACTCTGCCCATATATGATCAAACAACTGCTGTTTGTTCATTTTTGATGACGTATAAAACACGTTCTGATTGAACGAGCCTTGCTTGATATCAATTCCAAACTCTTTAAACATAGAATTGAACAAGCCTTCCACACATTCAACGTCAGATATGTCTGTCTCTGTTTTCATAAGCAATTTTGCATGTGCAACAGTCAGTCTTACAAGTGCTTCCAACTGTCTTGTTCCTATTGCAATACCGTTGTTATTGTTTGATGCCTTTCTCATATTCTTGTATATATCTGCCAGTCTTACCTTTACTTCTTCTGTCATTACTGGTTCTATAGTTCTCACATGGTTTACGAATGAACGAAGTTTTTCCTCATCAAATATGTCTGCCTTCATTTTAACGTCTCCTGTAAACGTGTCAAGTATGAACTTTGCTTTCTCTTCGTCACTCTTCTCGTCAACAGTGTCACGTATAAGCCATATCATATCGAATCTTGATATTAATGGTATTGGAATGTCAATATTGTCAAGAATTGTCTGTGATGTATCATACTTTCCATACTTTGGATTTGCTGCTGCCAGTATTGGAGTCTTTGCTGGCAGAGTCATTCTGAATCCTGCCTTTGCGATGCTTACTGTCTGTTGTTCCATGCCTTCGTGTAATGCACTTCTGTCATCCTTAGACATCTTGTCAAACTCGTCAATAAATGCAAATCCGCCAGAACAAAGCGGAAGAACACCTGCCTGTGCAACATGATTTCCATTTTCCATCTTGACCAGACCTATTGTAAGACCTGCTGCTGATGAACCCTTGCCTGATGTATACATTGACTTGTCTGTGACTTTGTTCCCAAACTTCAACAGTTCTGACTTTGCCATTGAAGGGTCTCCTATAAGAAACATGTTAATGTCTTCACGTTTGACCTTGGAATGACCACCTACTAGAAACAACATGATAGCCAACTTGATATCCTTGTAACCTACTATGAGTGGAGCATAACTATCTGTAAGTTTTTGTATAAACTTTTCTTCATTTTTTGTTTGATTTTTTAACTCGGAAATGTCATCAGAATTTAACTCAGTAATGCTCTTCTCTTCCAAATCACGTTCAGATATAACTTCGATTGTTATTTCATTGATATTTGTCTTCGTATCTATGACTGACTTGTAGATTCCTGTTATTCTTTTCTTCTGACCTATGAATATTTTACCTGATAAGGCTCCTGTCAATATAGCCTTTATCATTACAGGAGTATTGTTCTTCGAAGTTGACATTGGTTCCTGAACATATATTGACTGTATGTTATCAGTTTTTAACGTGTTCTTTCTTAGAATAAGTTTTGCCTTTTTACATTTGATGTTTGTGCAATAAGTATCTTCAATCTTTCTGTCTTCGTTTGCCTTGACACCAACTTCTTGACCACATAGAGGACAGTAGCCTTCACAAAACTTGGTGAATGTTTTTTCTTTTTCGGTTGCAATAACCTCGCAGTCAAAAACAACTACCGTGTTTTCATGGTCTCTTGCATTTAGATTATGCATTAACTCTATGTCATTAGAGACCAGTCTTATCGTCATGTTTTTGAAAGCATTTTCTACATCAATGGCACCTGCAAAACGTGTGTCAAGTGACCTGTATACTGCTTCTCTTATTATTTCTTTGAAATCTTCTGGATCTAATTCTGAAAGATATTCATACATGTTATCTTCCATAAAATTTACAGTGAACACGCTGTTTGTGGTAAGTCTGTCAATCACATCAACATACTTTCTCTGTTGAAAAATACCTGTTCCACTCAAGTTATAAAGAGTATCTCTTACGGCAGAACGTGTCAGCATAGTTGTTTCCTCACTCTGTTATCTATTAGGTTTTGTATTTTTATTAAAGCTTCCTGTATCTTTTTTAATTCTTCTTCATCACAACTGTTGACAACGGAGTACCAATCTTCGGACATTATGTCCGTTTCTTTTTTCTCTGGAACATTTCCAGTGTAGTTAATTAAATAGTCCTCTGCAACAAAAGCAAGGAAGGAACTGAATGACATTTCTTTTGGTTTTATATCATTTAGCTCTTGATAAATTCTTCTTGCATTTTCAGTAACAGATATTGTTTTGATACTTGAGTTGAACTGCATAGTATGGTATTAAATGTTCTTAAATATAAATCTTAATAAAAAATACTAGCAGGTTTTTCCTAAACGGAAACGTTTGCCTCGTTTTTCTAGTTCAAGTGCAACCTCTCCTGCCTTTTCAATAGCAACAACTTGTGCATCTTTAAGTCCATCAATATGAATTTCAATAAACATACAACAACCTATGTTACTGGTATATTTAAATTAAGCTGTAAAAGAAATATAAAAAGAAATATAAATTATAATTATTTTGAAAGTTTATATAATTCTGTTCGCCCACAGATGACACATGGTTCTAACGTTACCTCTTTTCTTCTTAACATTCTTTTCAATGTCTCATGAAGATTTCCCTGACTTGCTACGTTAATATCTTCAGCTATTCCAATTAAAGATATTCCTGTCTTGTTCTTTTTCAAACTCTTTATAACTTTGTCTCTAGTACTAACTCTTTTAGGAGTTGTATCTACGTTTATATAATTAGGTATGTTTTTTTTCTTAGCACGAACAGGTTTAGATATGACCATTTATAGTTCCCTCCTCAGCATTGAATGATAATGTCAAGGTTCCTATCTGTGATCCTATAATCTCATTCTTTCTATCCATATATCCATCAGTATTTTCTACCAAAGTCTTACAAAACGTGCCTGTATTGC